AGTACATCGCGTCCCCGAGATCTTTGACAGATGTAGCGGTTGGGCCTGCCATTGCGAGCACACCATCGCTTACCATCTTGAGATTGGATTGTGATTCCCCTGCGGTGGTCACAAGCTTTGTCATTTGTGCCTGGAAATCACCGATCATCTTGCCAGCGGCATCGGCAGCGCCAATGAACTGAGTAGCCAGCATTTGGACACCCATGACGGTCATGCCGATCTTGGAACCAAAGTCAAGCAACCCACCAACGCCTGCCTTGATCCCTCCAAAGAAACCACTGGATTTCTCTGATGCGGCAGTCATCATTGTGCTAAAGAGCCCGGTCTTCTCCGAACTTGCAGCGACCGCAGTGGATAGACTCCCCGCTTCAACTTTGAGCTTATTCATTGCTATCGCTGCATTGCTTTGAGCCACCGCGACCTTATCAGCGGCAAGCGATGCTTGGTTTTGCGCCGCGACAATCTTCTCTTCAGAGGCCGAGGCATCGATTGTGACATTGGCAGCGCGTTGCAAGGCAGCAGCGGCCTTGTCCTGGGCAATGGCAAGGTTATCAGCGGCTACAGCGGCCTTTGCTTGCAGGTCTGCTAATTTGGAGGCGTCGAGACCCGCATCGGCTGCTTTGCTCGCAAGGGCTTGCAGACTGTTCTGTGAGTCTCGCAACGCCACTGCAAACTGGTTTTGTACAACGTTGCTCACTTCTTTTGCAGTGGTTTGTAGTTGCGCAAGGTCTGCCTGAGCACTCTTTGTCTTTGTGCTCATGCTTGCCATGTCTGCTTGTGCTTGTGTTATACCTTGAAGACTGACGGTGCCCACTAGCTGTGAGGCTATTATGGCTATCTCAATCACCTCCTTTCTCAAAAAATGGTATGCTTGGACCCATGACGCCTGAAGAAATCGCACTGCTCAAACAACAATCACCAATGTTGGTTCGGCTTCTCAGGGAGCATCAATACGCTCTATGGAAGTTCTTGCGCCACCGCGTGCTGTCTCGGTATGGCTATTGGCCTCAAGGCTTTCATCATTGTGAGCAGTGCAAGAGAACGGTGTATCCAACGCTGGGCTCTCCTTACAATTGCTTCAATCCCGGTTGGTGTATCGACTGCGTTCTGCTAGGGTTTCTCGACCCAAGCACTCCGCTTTATGTTCCTTATCAGCACCCGCCTTGGACACAAGAGCAGGTAGACCGCCTAATACAATACAAGCGAGATCACCCAAAGAAACGCTAGTGGTCATTGATGCCGCTCTTTTTCAGCCTGTGCATAAGCCTCCGCGTTATGCACGATAAGCGCCTTATCCCTCCAGTACACAGATTGCTTCGCTAAATCCCACGGAGTGCTATTGCACACCCTTGCCGCCACAAAGAGTGGATAATAGTCAGGCATTGCGCCCATAAGTCCGTCCATTGCTAAGTACCGCCCCAGATCGATTAAGTCGGTATCTGAGGCAGATCCGCTTCCGGGCGTACGTGCCTCATGATGGCGAAAAGACACTTCATCTTGAATGGAAGTTCTAGCTTTGCCATCCTTGTTGGGTCCAGTGGCACCATCACGGTCTGTTCTTTGTCTTCAAAGAAATCCCAGCTCTTGATGAGAGTGCAGAGCAATCCGTTGAGGTCAACGAGAGCATCTTTGGCACCTTTGACCGTTGTGATACCATCGAAGCCTGCAAACGTGATGAATACTTCATCTGTTACTTGTGTCGGGTAGTACACGATAGTCAGTGTGTCCCCATATGCAGGTATGGTGACTGTTGCTTCGTTCTTTTGTACTTCGCTGAATGATAAAGGCATGTTGTGTCCTTCTATACAGTAAAATTGCTCTTAAAGAGCTGATAAGAGATTGGTCATGGTAGCCGTGTGGCTATGCCCCCACGTTGCATCCTCAAAGACTTCGCAGGTCCATTCAATGGCGTAGATGCCGTTGCTATCCTGCCATGTGGATGGCTGTCCGATCTTGATCGCCATGTCGTGGGTGAAAGCGTCGTAGGCCTGGGTTTGCGTGACGATAATCGTTGGTGTGCCGCCAGTCAAACTGACATTGGTTGCTGTCATGGCCGTAGTATCAGTTGCAAGCGTGCCAATATACGTGAAGACATATGGCCCTCCATTGGGACCTGAAACCGTACAGGCTGCCCCAACGGTCGAGAGAAGCTGATAAGCAGTTTGAACAGTAGCAGCGGTAAGCGCCGCCGAATAAGCAATGTTTGCAGTGGTCTGCCCTTTGTAGGTCAAGGTAAAGTTACCAGTGGTCGCGCCGCCCCCAATCGTCACCGTCTGGTTGTTGTCGATCACGGGGCCTTGCCCATTGACGCGAAGGAATTGCGTCGATCCCGACCGCATGCTTGTGAGTAGTGCCATGCCCACAGAGTCAGCTTCTGTCATCAGTTTGCAGGATATCGATGGCTTCAAATCTACGTGTGCAAGGTAACTAGCATTGGCTCTATTGATTGGCCAGAAAGGGCCATAGATGTTGCCCATTGAGAAGTCAACGGAAAGGAACTCTGTAAGCTGGGTAACACCGAGGTTTGCCGATGTTGGGTCAAGGTAGACATTGAACTGTTGCCCCACCATTGGAAGCAGTGAGACGGCTGTTGGAGAGGCGGTCATCGTGATACCATCGGATACTTGCTGAGCAAGCAGGTTCCCTGTCACAGAGGCGTCTTGCCGTGTAACTTTGTATCCGAAAGTGTTAATCAACCCATACGCGAACTTCTGGGCACGCGTTGCTGCTTCACCTTGTTCGATGGAGTAGGTCTGCGGTTGCCGTGACCCCGAGAGGATTGCATCAAATACCCAGTCCTTCGCCGTTGCAGAGGAACCATGCGCCGCTGGAGTTGCAATGCCCAACGCGCCTGCAAGGATATAGGTCATCGCATTGTAGTCAAGGCTTCCAGTGAATGATGCCTCGGTCCACTCGGAGTTGAGCTGTTGTACTGATGCATACTTGCGGCCTGTACCCGCTGTTGACTTAAATGTACCCTTTATGCCCATGACCAGAGAAATTGCATCAATTCTTTTGTTGGCAGGCACCGCTGTCCCTGGTGTTGTTTCAATTCCAAACTGTAATGACTGGTTGATCGATCCGCGTCTTGCCGTGAATGACATTGGAACCCCCTATATGCATTAAAGCATACTACTATATTTAGTGCGTATAGTGCAGGTTCCAATGGAACTATCTTGTACGACGCTTGAACAATACCTGTTTTATGGGTTTTTAAAATCTATGGGAAAACCCATCAAATCCCTTGACAAAGTAAGCCTCACGTGATATACTTAATATATCAATTAAGGAGGTTAATCATATTGGATCTAACAACAGAAGAAGTAGCCGAACGCCTGTCAAAACGCGAAGGTAAAAGCATTCCAAGAAATACCGTTAAACATTGGTCCCAACAAGGACGCTTCCCTAATGCACGCCGCGTAGGCAGTGGACACCGTGGATATTGGCTAATCCCAGAAACGGACCTTGATAATTTTGAAATCCCCACAATGGGAAGACCAAAGGAGAACTTATGAAGAGCAGGGCGCATATCCCGCACGCCTCGGGGATTTATCGTATTGTCAATACCGTTACGCAAAAGGTATATATAGGCAGTGCAAATGATTTGTATCAGCGATGGAATAACCACATGGGTTACCTTGACCGGAAAGAACATCATAACCCCAAGCTGCAAGCCTCGTGGAACAAACATGGCAAGGATGCGTTTGTTTTTGAAGTTATGGAACTGATTTTGCCGCCGTTCTTGATTGAACGGGAGCAGTACTGGTTGGACAGAGAACAACCTTTTGGCACGAAGGGTTATAATATTGCCCGCATTGCTATGGCTAGTCGCACGGGATCGACACACACGATTGAATCCAAGGCGAAGATGAGCGCTTCCCATAAGGGGCAAATCAGTTATTGGAAAGGGCGGAAACGGCCCCCTGAGACCCTTGCAAAGATGAGCGCCGCTAATATAGGCAAGATCGGCCCTTGGAGAGGGAAAACGCGGCCCCCTGAAACCCTCGAGAAGATGCGCATTGCAGCTACGGGACATGTACATACGCCCGAGGCCCGTGCTAAGATCAGTGCTGCTGGTACGGGGCGTATAGATACTCCTGAAACCACGGAAAAGAGGAGACTCGCGGCGCTTGGGCACACCCACACCGAAGATGCCAAGAAGAAGATGAGCATTGCTAAGAAGAGAACACTCATCATTATTGAGCCCGACGGAACTGAGCATGTTGTTCACGGTGTTCAGGACTTTTGCAAGGAACGGGGACTTGACCAATCCAACCTCACGCGTGTAGCCCAAGGGAAACAAAAACAGTATCGCGGATGGACAGCGAGATTCCCTTCCGAGGGGGAAGCAGCTTCTGAGGACACTGAAGCCACGGGTTAACCCCTGACTCTCATTGTGAGCATAGAGACCCCTTGGATTATCCTGGGGGTACTTTGCTATCCATGTCCTCATTGTCTCATCTCCTATGGTGCTTGTTGTAGCAAAACCCTATAAAGTCCGCCTATGTGCGTATACTTCTCGCTGCCTAGATCCTCGTCGTACGTCACGAGCGATTCGCGGAAACATGCGAGCGCGTACCCCCCAGGAGCATACCCTGATGTTCTTTTTAGCAGCGCATCGATAGCCCCTGCAAGCATAGCAACCGCCAGTGTATTCGCGGCGGGTCCAAAGGATTTCACAAGATACACTGCATTTACCATCATTCTATGCGCATTAGCTGTAAGAACGTCAATTCCCGACATGAATTGCACGCATCCGCACGGCATGGCTATCCCTACCT